ATGAAAAAATTAAGGTTGTTAACATTTGAAAATATAGTAGAACCTCTTTTAAATGAAAAGGTATCATTTATATACTTTCCTATTGAATGGCTGGACATCGTAGAGATACATTATAAGACGTTTTTATTAACGAGTAAGTTGAAACGTTTGAATGAAAGACTGTATGATATGTTTTCTGATATATTGTTTATTCAGCATAATCCGTACGTATTAAATGAAAATACACCATGGATTGTATCAAAAGAACCTATTAAACAAGAGCAGCTCAATTATATTTTTCAAAGTTGGTATGAGATTATTCATGATTGGAAACCAAATAAATTAGTAGAGCCACCAAAATATGAATGGCAATCCGATTTGATTTCTAATTTGCCAGTACTACATGATAATGAAACGTATTCTAAGTGGGTGCCCGCTTTAATCTCACATATTTTTTGTGAGCGTCCTATATATTTAGAAAATACAAATGCAGAAGAAATCTATTTTTCTCCTCTTAGATCACAAAATATTTGTGAGGCGATGTCAGGGCCAATAAAAGATGAAAAAACACAAGATTTTTTCTCCTATGTATATCGATTCGAATGCATAACCCGTGGTGGTGAGAACGCTCCATTATTAAATATTTCAATAGGGATTCGGAGATTTTATCAAGAATATAAGATGATAGGTTAAATAAACCTTGATATAACAACGTTTGTTTGACCTATTTTTATGATTTGCAAACATTTTGCAAACATGCGTTATCCAAAGATGCTTTTACCAAAGTTTTTAACGGCTTCTTCTTGCATATTCGGTAAAACATGAGAATAGACACTTAATGTCATTGAAATATCTGTATGACCTAATCGCTCACTGATGATTTTAGGGTTAACTCCTTGTTTCAATAGTAGCGTTGCGTGTGTATGTCTTAAATCATGGAATTTAATTTCTTTTATACCTACTTTGTGTGTCATCCTAATGAAACTTTTTCTGAAATGTGCTCTTTTTATGATTCTTCCAAACTCATCACAATTTATTAAATCTTGATCTAGATAAGCAGAACCAAACCTTAATTTCTCTTTATTAATTAAAGTCTTATGTTTTTTTAAGGCTACTATTGTTTCATTAGGTACAGGAATTGTGCGTTTTGACGAATTTGTTTTTGCAGTTTTTTTGATTTTATTATCATGGCCAGATGTTTGGTTTATTGTAACAGTATGTTTTTCAAAATCAACGTCCTGCCATCGTAAGCCTAGAACTTCACCCATACGCATACCTGTAGTTATTGCAAGAAGATACCCAATGTGATATCGTGATTCTTGTGAATGCAAAAGAAATTTTTTTACTTCCTCCTCTGTCCAAGTTTGGATAGAGGTTCTTTCTTTTTTAGGTATCTCAGCAAAATCAGCTGGATTTCGAGAAATAATATTTTGTTTTACAGCGAGATTTAAAGCGCTCTTTAAAATTCTATGCATAAGTAGAACAGAATTTTTTGCAATACCTCTATCTATCGCGGTTTTATAGCACTTTTGAATGTGCATAACATTTAATTTATGGAGTACGACCATTCCAATACTAGGTATAACATGTTGGTTGATAAATGCTCTATAGCCGACAAAGGTACTCCTCTCTATACTCATACTTTTAATTTCTAACCAATGATTTAGGTAGTCTTCTAAGGTAATTTTAGATGGCTCGATAAAAGTTCCCTCATTCACCTCTGTAATTTTCTTAGCCATGTCGGCTTGTGCTTCTTTTTTTGTTTTATACCCAGAAAACCATCTTTGTCTTCTTGCTCCTGTCTCTGGATGTGGACTGATATCTATAACGAAACTGTACTTATTTCCTCTTTTTATAATATGTCCTTTCACTTAAAACACTCCTTCATTTTGTTTTGAATCATGTTGTATAAGTCTAGTTGTAATTTTGCTGCTATGAAAATTACATGTTTGGACATATCAGCGATGGATATATTTTACCATATAAAAATAAATTCAGTTATAGTGTAGGGAATTCATTTGTTGTTAAACAATAGTAAAATGTCTACTCCAATTATTAAATGCAATATTGCATATTTTTTTAGGAAGTCTAAAAAACAAGGAGTATATTAATATTTTTAACTTTCTCAAGTATTTTCAGAATATGAGAGAATAGATGTTTGGGTTATTTATGATAGAATATTCTTAATAATATAATTTGATGGAACGAAAAAGACCCATAGCGTGTGTAATTGTGCTGGGAACACTTTTACACCGTTTGCCCTAATTGTAGTAGGGAAAACATTTGCCATGAGCCTTTTAGTTACGACTATGCGTAACATATACGGCTAGTATAACACAACTTTTAGATGTAATTCATCATTAAGGTGCGTTTTCATGATAGGGAAGTGTGTCTTGTTCCAATAAGGGGGACAAAACATGTGGAAAGCTCTAAATCAAATTGAAAAAGAGTTATGTGCAGCTGGAATAAGGAAAAATAAACTAGCAAATTATTGGGGAGTTAAGCCAAGTACTGTTACAAAAGTTTTTAAAGGTAACACAGACATGAGTTTTGGCTTTCTTTCTAAGACAGTCATCCTATTAAACAAAGGCATACAGGTTCAAGAAAATTTGTTAACAGATTATATATATATAACGAAACCAAAATCAGAAAACTTACGTGAGGCAATGGAGGATTTAGCTTTAAGGGGAAAGTTTAATCTATTAATTAATATTATAAAAAGTGAATCACAATCAAAGGTAGCAGAAAATAGAGAATTTGCTAATGTGTATCGAATTATATATAGACGATATATAGGTGAGATTGATGCTATACAGTACCATAAGGCATTAAGCCTCGAAAGTAAATCGATAAGAACCTCAGAGATGGAAGTGTTAATTGAAATTTTATTATGTCAAGCGCAATATCAATCGGGTAATTTTACTTCTTTAAATGAGCGATTAAAATCTCTTGAAATAAAAATAAATAAAATAAGTAATAGGTACATTCGAGAATGTTATAAATTACGATATAAAGAAGCCATTGCGGTTACTTCGTTGCAGGGTGGTGAAGTCATTGAAGCAAGGCATGTTAGCATGGAACTATTAGATGATCTTGAATGGGATAACTTTTTTTCTTTTCCAAAAGTAAATGCATATTTAAAGCTAGGAGAATCGTATATTTTTTCAGCGAATGAATATGAGAAGGCAAAATATTATTTGGAAAAGACTCTTGAAGTGCTAGGGGATAGTAAGGTTAAAGGAATTGAGAGAAAAAGAAAAATGGTACAACATACATTATCATTTCTAAAGATTCATCATGATAAAGAAATTAGTAGCATAGATGTTGTTCATCCAGGTGAACTAGCATATTTAAGGATTAAACAAGGTAAGAGGATTGAAGCGAGAAAACTATTGATTCAATTAAAAGAGAAGAATGGAAGATTAACAGACATACAGACTGCATATTTAGGTTTAACATATGAAGGTACTAAAAAAGAAGAGTTAATGAAACGTTCTCTTTTGATGTGTCAAAAATCAGGGAATATATTTTATTCGAATTTACCAAAAATACACTTGGGTTTAATTTGAATAGTTGGTATAATTGTCTTCGGAAAGAGGTGAAATAATGAAAAAAATAATTACAATCATTCCTGCGCTATTAATAGCTGCTACATTATTCATTAACACTGATTCTATAAAAGAAAAACCTAGTACAAATGATTTAAAACCTACAATTCAACACATGATGGTTGACCCTGGTGGCGGCTGGTAAAATACATAATAAAGGTTTATATATATTACAAATGACATCGTCTTAATTGACGATGTCATTTGTAGTTTTAGGAGAAATTTCTTTTTTTGCTGAAAGAAGAAAAAAGAAATTATTGTAAAAAAAATCCAAAAACACAAAGAGGGAGATTGAAGAAGATGAAGAGCAAAGAAGGGGAAGTTAATCTAATTAAACAAGCTTTATTACTTTTGCAAGAAGAGGATAATCCAAAAGAGAAATTATTTTCTATCTGTTTGAGTGAATCCAACAAAGAAAAAGTTATGTAAAAAAGACTATCTAACTTTTTTGGATAGTCTTTTTACACTACATATTTCCTTTAGATTTTTCGTAGTTCACAAACATCTCTAATTGCTCTAACGCTTTTTTTCGTTGTTCTTCAGGTAAGTCATTAATGATCTGAAGAATTTCGTGTGCTTCTTTTGTTAACTGTAAGTCTTCGCCCGCTGTTAAATCTGGTGAATCAGATAAACCTAACAAATAATCTGTTGTTACTTTTAAATAATTTGCTATCTTCTGAAGTGTACGTGTACCGGGTGCTTTTTTTCCCTCAACATAATTATAAACAGAAACATGACTAACACCAATTGCATCAGCTAACTGTTGTTGGGTGATGCTCTTCTTTTCAATTAATGATTTCAATCTCTCATGACTAAACATAATAAAAAACACCCCAAGTTTATTTTATATGAAATTATTTTTTCTTAATTACTATTATGGTGTCACACTGTCATTATATATTAACTATCAGTTAAGTGGAAAGGTAATTTTTTTGAAAAAAGTTTTGGGAAACACTTGAACTTAACTTTAGGTTAAGTTATTATGTAATTAACAACAAAAACGGAAGAGAGGAGTTGTTTATGAAAACTCTAAAGCAGCTACGTGTAGAACAGGGATATACATGTAGGGAAGTAGCTGAAGCCGTGGGTATTACTGAAGTTTATTATTGGTATATAGAAAACGGGAAGCGTCGACCTTATTATGATTTAATTGTGAAAATTGCTGAGTTTTTTAAAGTGAAGTTAGATGCAATTAAAATTTTTTGTCCGTAACTTAACCTTAAGTTAAGTTATGTTTGGTTAAGTAAATTAGAAAGGAGCAAAAAAAATGGGATTAGATCAAATCATTAAAGAGTCAATCCGCGAAGTTGTTCGCGAAGAAATTCAAGCAGCTTTAGCTTCATTCCAACAACAATCACAACCAAACAAGGTAATGAGGGTGAAAGAAGCAGCTGCTTACCTCAATATAGCAGTTTGTAGAATGTATGAATTAGCAAATCACCCACATTTTCCAGTGATTAGGGAAGGTCGTAAATTACTTTTCTTGCAAAAGGATTTAGAAGCTTGGCTTGAAGCACAAAAGGAAGTGATTTAGTGGAAGATACAACATCATTAGCTATATTAGCGATATTAATTGCATGTGGTTCATGGTTGTTTTACATAACTTACGAGCCGATAAAACAATGGGCTTGGAGTGATGTGAAGCAAAGTAAAAAGACCCATGGCAGTGGGTCCTTTTCAAAAAATAAGTTGTTATAAGTATACCACGGAAAGTATGGAAATAGCACATTGGTTTTATGAAAAGGAGTGAAAGCTATGAACAACAAGGTATTACAAATAGGGCAAATAAATTTTCGTGGCAATGTTATAGATCATGGATGGTTTAAAACACTTACATTAGATAATGGTAAACCTAATATTGTTGCAATTACTATCTTAGGAGAAATTGTTTATTGGTATAAACCTACTGAAGTAAGAAGTGAAGAATCTAGTCAAGTTCAATATAAACAAAAGTTTAAGGCAGACACGCTTCAAAAGAGTTATCAACAATTAGCCGATTCATTTGGGTTTACAAAAAGACAAGTAAAAGAAGCATGTGACTTTCTGAAAGAACGTGGACTTATAAAAATTGAATTTAGGACGATTCTTGTTAACGGAACTAGGTGTAATAACGTTATGTATGTTGAACCTGTACCTGAAATGATTCAGAAAATATCTATTATATATTGGGGAAATGGTAACCCTCCTACACTGAAAAGTAATAGCACTATTACTTTAGAAAGTAAGAGGGTCTTACATTCTAAAGCAATACCCTCCTACGATAAAACGGAAGAGTCTCTTACACTAGAACGTAAGACAAATACAGAGATTACTACAAATATTACTACAGAGATTACTACAAATATAAATGATGATGATGCTACTTCATCTCAGAAATTAATTGATCAAGAATTTAAAACTAGTTACAACTTTTTACTTGAAAAGGGAATTCCGTTAAGTGAAATTGCAATTCAAGAATTAGGTGAGTTTTGCGATAGATTCGGTAATGAATTAGTTATTCACGCTGTTAATAAAGCAATTGATGAAAATGTACCAAAGTGGAGATATATCCGCAGTATTTTAAGTAGTTGGGAAAAGGAAAAAGTAAAAACATTAAATGATGTTGCTGCTTTAGATACTCGATTTGAAATGAGTAAGAAAAACAATAAACGTACTGGTAAAGGTTATTCCAAACGAACGGAAGTTGTACCGGATTGGTTACGCAAACAAGAAGAACAAGAGCCAATACAGCAGCCGCAGCAAACTCAAAGCAATGATCTTGAAGATAATAAGAAACGTTTGGATGAGATTCTAAATAAATATAAAAATACTAAAGGAGAGTAAGGTATGAAAAACACAGGCGTTGCAAGAAAAGTAGACGAGCTAGGTCATGTAGTAATTCCAGTAGAGTTACGCAAAACTTTAGGGATTGCCGAAGGAACGGCACTAGATTTTCATGTCGATGGTGAAAACATTGCTTTAAGAAAACATGAAAAGTCATGCTTTGTAACAGGTGAAGTTTCTGAAGCCAATATAGAGTTGCTAGGTGGCCGAATGTTTTTAAGCAAGGAAGGGGCAATTGAATTACTGGATCTTATTCAGAAGAGTGGGATGGCACATGCCTAAGCAACTAAACATTTTCGATGTAGAGCCAGCAATTTGTGAGTTTGATGTAATGAAGGCAAATGTGAAGAGAAGAACTGGACGCACTACATACGCTGACGTACGTGTCCAAGTTCCAACGAATGCAAAGTGTACGGATGAATTACCACGCACAACTAAACAAGATGATCGCTATGATATTTTTGAACAGTATGTAATGGCAATATGGAGATTTCAAAGAGCTGTAGATAAGGTTTTTAATTGGGATACAGCTGAAGAATTGTGTAAGGCAGCAAGGGATAAAAAAGAAATAATTCCGGTACGGGTTTATTTAGGAAGTGGTTTTAAACCTGATGTTGTCGAGTACATGCGGTAGTAAAAGGGAGATGGACATATGAAAAAAATAGAAATTGATGTTAGTAGCAACAAACTTTTAATAGTGAAGGACGGAAATGTTACAGCAGTCAATCCACCAATGAGCGGATTCGGTGAGCAAGTTGCGGTTTGGGTAAACGGTAAAGTTGATCGTGTAGATACTAAGTTTACTGAAAAGATAAAATAATTATTTTTAGAAAGTAGGTTCGCTTATGAGAGTAGTAAGAAATCATGAAGCGATGAAGGAATCACGGTTGAAGGTATACATCGCTTTAGAAGAAGCTAACTTTATTTGGGATGAAAGAGATGTAGTACGTTTTCGTGAAATGTGGAGTCAAGGTATGAGTTTGCCGAAGATGGCAAAAGCGTTAAGGAGACATCAAGCCGAGGTTGCTCTCCTTGTAATAGATCAGGCTGATAAGTATTTAATTGAAAATCGTCCAATAGGATTAGGGATTTGCTAAATAGGAAGGGGAAAGCAAAATGAATTTAACCAAAATATTCGGAATGCAAAAGGTGTTAGATACAAGAATCATTAAGGAGCATGGATTAGAAGGGCAAAATTTATTTTACAATATGATTCTTGCATTACAGGTTGAAATTGGAGAACTTGCAAATGAAACAAGATGCTTTAAGCATTGGAGCAATAAAGGACCTAGTGAAAAAGAAGTTATTTTAATGGAGTATGTAGATGGATTTCATTTTATATCTTCATTAGGGAACGGCATCGGATTTAATCCTAATGAATATAGCCTGAAGTTATTAGAACATAATGCAAACGTCTATACCGCAAGTACGCTAGTAAATCAATTTAACAATGTATATGAAGCTGTATCGGAATTTCGTGCAACTCAAGACATTGAGCTTTATGAGGAATTATTGTACTCGTTCTTAGGTTTAGGTAAGAAATTAGGAATCACATTTGAAGAGATTGAGCAAGGTTATTACAAAAAGAATGAAGTGAACCACCAGCGCCAGGATAAAGGTTATTAAGACCAAATTTGAATTTTGTACAAAAATACACAGAGTGATAAGAACAGTTCTATAAATAAAAGCTCCACTCTCAAAAGGGTGAGAGTGGAGCCTATGGATGAAATTACTGAGTTCTTGGGATGGTGAACATCAGCACATAAATAATAGCATGAGTATTCGGAAAAATCATTGAATAAATGTTTCCGATTTTTCAAATTATAGTTAATTAATTTTTATTAAACAAAAGCGTTATTTTAATCGGAATGGCAGGTAATTGACCAAATCACCTGCCATGTGCCTAAACAGTCCGGAGGGGTAAAACTCCGTTTTGAAAGAGTGTAGCTGACTCGTAGATAGTATGTGTAATGTGGAAAAGCATATTCGTAAAGTGGAATTAAAAAGAACCTGTTGTTTATAACAAACAGGTTCTGATCAGAGCCATAGGCTCAATTTTAGGAACTACAAATCTACTGGGGGGTAGTGTAATTCCTGATTAATATTAAGGTATGTTAATAAAATCTAAATATGATTAATCAAATGATAACTAAACAAAATTCGTATTATACGAGCAAAAATAAAAGAACCCGTTTGTTATAAACGGATTCTTCCCACAAGGTGTGCAAGAAATTCAACGTAACTGGACCAGAGCCACCTATGGAATCCCTTGTGATAATACTGTATGCAAAGGAATCAATAAGGTTAATGAAATTTAAACAAAATCCTTATTTGAAAGCAAATAAAAAAAGAGCACAGATATAAGTGTGCTCCTAGACTAAAAGGTTTGAACGTATGGACTGTGGAGTGCCCTACACAATAATATATGCTTGTCAGACTTAAGGGTGCGAAGTTTTTTACAAATCGTAATTTTGGTGAATAAAAAATAGAATCTCTCAAAGAGAAATTCATGGGAATGTTTATATTTTTTATTACTCTAAAAATCTTTTTTTAATATCCGGAGTAGGGATAAGACATTGTTTTTGTTTGCCAAACCAGTTGTATCTATTTTCTGCAATTTTTTTGTAATAAAGGTTCCGAATAGGTTTTGGGATTATAAAAAGGATGAAAAATAATTTACAACTTCCTTTTAAGTGCTTACAAATATTCAGTATGGCATCTGATTCTGTATAAGCCTTATTATTATCAATTAATACCACGCTATCTATTGTTTCGCTAATGTTGTATTGATTTAATAACTGAATACCTATGTTACTTTGGCGTGATGCAAATTTAAAATATCCTTTAGGATCTCTTTTAATAATAAATTGAACACTTTGATTACATAAGTTGCAGTCTCCATCAAAAAGTATAATTCGTGTCATTTATAATCCTTTCTAAAACGTTTATTTGATTAGATTTTACTATGTCAATGCTACAACAGCAAGAGTTAAGCCCAACGTATTTAATGTATTAGAATATGGTCCTACATTAACAGTAAGAGTACTTGTTATACCTGGAGGTGTAGTGAAAATTGCGGGGGCTGATACAGAAGTGAATCCTGCAGTATATCCTAGAGAAGTACCTGAGCCAATGATTGGATTATTATTCAGATACATAGTGACACCTGCCGAATTACCTCCTGGTTGAATGATAACTTGTACTTCATATATTGCCAAATAGGTTCTTCCACCTTCGAGTAAAACGGTTGTTGGTGGTGTGAATGAGATTGCCGTACCATTAGAATTTACCACGGTATCTAGTGGAATCGCAGAGTTTACAGAAACTATTGATGGGGTAGTTTGAACAACATTTAAACTGTTAGCCGTGGGAGATGGACAAGAACAAGGTTTGTGAATGTTAGAGTTGTTATCATTTTGGTAATTCACAAATAATCAAACTCCTTTGTGTAAGATGATTTTTTAGCCTATATAAAACGAAGCTTTTTTGTGTATCTATGTTATTTTTAATAATTTTATAAAATTTAGACGAATAGTGTTGGTCATTCAATTCTTACCCGTATAATACTTTAGGGATTTCAAAGTGTATCTAATAAATATATATGAATGTTTTTGTAAGGACATTACTATAAGTTAGGAAACGTAATAAAAGAACCCGTTTGTTATAAACGGATTCTTCCCACAAGGTTTGCAAGAAATTCAAGGTAACTAGACCGGAGCACTTATTGAATTTCTTATGATAATACTGTATGCAAAGAGATTCAATAAGGTTAATGAATTTCCAACAAAATTCTTATTCAACGAAAAAAGAGCACCATATATAAGTGCTCATTGTAAAAAAATTATATGAGAGGGAAATCCTTACGGAATAGCATATGCTTGTCTGGCTAAAGGGTGAAAAATCTCAAAAAAATAGTTATTTAGACATCAAAAAGAGCACATAAATTGTGCTCTTAAACAAGAAAGATAGATCCCTATGAGTGGAGAGTCTCCATACAATACTATATGCTTGTCCAGTTAAAAGGTGAAAAGTATTTTTTGAAACTAGTAATAAATGAAAAGAGCATCTTGGGAGAAAGACGCTCTATAGGTGAATTTACTGTAGAGAGTGTTTCGGTTTAGTATATGCAATTTATTTAGGAAATGTTTTTAATAAAGATACTATTTAATAGAAAATATTTAACAGGACCCGATTAGGGGAACGGGTCCTGTTAATGGAACGATAGATCTTTATGGGATTACCAATATGTTACCATAAAAGGTAATTACCTTCCATGTGCTGGGTGTTGAGAAAGCTTTTTACAAATGCTTTATTTTACACAACAAAGCAGCTAGCCGAAGTAGCTAACTGCTCAGTTGTACAATTTTAGAAGTTTCACTGGATACAGATATATGTTGTAACAAAAAGTTACATCTGTAGTTTAAACAGAATTCGAAACAATATGCAGGAAAGAAAACTAAATTAAAACTTCATTCAGCACAACAAAGTAATTAACTAACTGCTAGTTGTACAAAAAAATTACGCTTATAAGTAAAAATAGCAGGTAATTGACTAAGTTACCTGCCATAGTCTGGAGGGTAGTACTCCATTTTTAAAGAGTGTAGCTGTTGGAAGCTGACTTGCCGATAGTATGTGTAATGAAAAAAAGATTATTCGTAATATAAATAGAAAAAGAGCGCTAATCGAGAGCGCTCTTTATACCCAACCATAATGGAGGTGACGTGCTCACATTATTATAGAAAGGTAGTACTTATAGTATGTATAAGTATGAGATTAGTGAATAGATGTAATTTGTATTTAATAAAAAATAAAAAGAGCGCATTTTTATATGCACTCTTAGTAAGGTAGGTGAATGTCTTATGAGATAGAAAAATCTGTAGATTGTAATCAGATTTTCACGAGTAAATTTTTAATATTGTATGCTTTTCTTGGAGTTATGGAGCCTGTCATTAAAAGAAAAAGGCAAGGTGAAATTTTAACACAAACGATATTTCATAAAAAGCGAAAAAGAGCATACATAAAAGCATGCTCTTCGATAAGAAAGGTAGTACTCTATGAGCGGAGAGTCTACATACAATAGTGTATGATTGTTTCTTTTAAATGTGCAGAAAAAATCAACAAAATGTCAACGGAAAATCAACAAAAACTCTATATTAGTAAACAAATTAGAAAGGACCTGCTGTGGGAGAGCAGATCCTTTACAAAAATGCCTATGAGGAAAATCAATGTCACCAATATATTATCAATAAAAGAGAATTTATTCTAGGTGATAAGTATTGAGAAATAAAAAATTGGCGCAACAAAGTGATCAACTTTATTAGCTAACCACTTGTTGCACAAAAGAAAATTAGGCCCTGCAAGTAATAGATGTGTAACTTAAAGTTACAGTTATAGTGTAAGCGAGTTTGGAAATGTTATACGAAAGTTATTTTGATAAAAATTCTTATTTTATAGAAATAAGAAAATTAAAAAGAGCACCATGCATCAGTGCTCTTTAAGATAGGAGGTAACTCTTTAAGCGGAACGTCTAGGTTAGAAATATATGATGTGAAAAGGAAATAAGAACAATATTTCATTTTAGATTTAATATAAAAGAGCAGCTAGCAAAAGCTAACTGCTCTCCTAAAGAAAATTTAAGAAGGAAGTTCAAAGATTAAGTGTATTTATAATATGGACAAGTTTTGAGGATTTATTCAAGGGCTAGGACTTTTGTGATGAAAATTACATTAGGTAATTTAAATAACCACTTTTTATATAAAAACATAATTTTATTAGTAGAAATTTTTAAAAGGGCCTGTTGCGAGGGTAGGCCCTTTTGAGAAAAAATTAATAGTAAAGTTTACGTTGAGGTCACTTATATAATACAAAATGAAACTTAATAATTCTATACGTTGAATGTTGAGAAACAAATTTATGAAAGAAGAGCGGCTAGCAAAAACTAACCGCTCCAATCAGAGATGTTCCTCTAGATGTAGTTATAGTATGAACAGAATAGCATGTTTTATTCAAGAATGAATAAAAAAGCAGCTAGCAAAAGCTAACTACTTCATACAAAAAGAGTGAAGAAGTACTGGACAGTTAAAGGAGTTTTGGCTTATCGCCTGTGTATAGTATGTGTTAAATATTAAGGAATATGCAGATGTATCACAATGAAAAAGAGCACCTTTGAACAGTGCTCTTTCCTGGAGTGAATAGTCAAATGAGTCAATAAAGAAAGGTGCATCAAAAATACTCTATATAAATTATTCATTTTCGCATAAAAGGTGATGAATTTAAAAGAGCAGCCAGCAAAAGCTAACCGCTCAGTCTTCTAAGAAAGGAAGGAATTAATGGGTATATAAAAATTCCCCCATTTACAGTATTAACGAAAGATTGCATTTTATTCAGGAAATAGAGGGGAATGAGTAAAGTTAGGCTGTTCCAACTTGATTTTGGTCTGCAACATCAGCATCAAATGTGTTTGTCGCGCTAACACCGTTAAAAGTATTCACGACAAATCCAACATTCGAAGAGCCAGAACCGTTATAAGCTTTCGTATTTTCTTTCGGTGATACGTTGTAAAAATCCCCTAAATTGAAAGCACCATTACTGTTTTGCACGACGAGATTTCCAACAACAGAAGGCATAGTACGCACCTGCCTTTCTAGAAAGTATTTAAATTAGCATATGGTGCATTCGTCTAGAGGTTCATTTGGATTTAAGATTTCGAAGTTATTGCTTGGAAAGATCTTAATGAAATAATTTTTTTGTAGGAAAATAACTTTATAAAATAGGTACAATTCACGTTCAGATTATTTTTGAATGTAATATAGGTATCAAAAGGAGTAAAACGCTCAAAAATGGAAATGAGAGACATTTGTATGAAAGGGATGAGAGAAATGGCAAATGCAAAGAAAAAGAAAATAAGAAAAGCTATCACTCGGCGTGCAATATCCGTTGATAAATACCAGGTTAACAAAGCTTGGAGAAACATCTTTGTGCAGGCTGGTATTATCAAATAAATGAAAACAGAATACAGTCCGGCTAGAAAACTAGAGGACACCAATTCATTAAAGCAGCAATTAAAGCCGTTTTAGGGATAGGTGTCTTTTTTATTTTGAAAAGGGAGATGGGGAAATGAAGGAGTTAAAGAATCAATTATGTGAATGGAAAAAGAAATCCAAGCAAGGAAAGAAGAAAAATAAGAAAAAACAAAAAGAGAAATTCAGTACTCGCGAAATTGAGGATTTAATGGGTATGCATAGACCTTGTTATGAACGAAGACGCGGAGCAATAAGACAAAAATAATAACAATGGAGGAATTTAATATGAATAAACAATTATCATTTAAAATGCCAATCGTGGATGGGAAAAGAACAAAACAAGAAATTGAAAAAGTGTTTAACGAGTATCGTACATATTTAGCAACAATGCCTTGTGATATGCTACCAAAAGTTACAGCATCATATTCTATTGTTCCTCCATCAACTACAAACGAGTTTAATAGTTCAACTGAAAATATTGCAATTGAAAGAATAGAGTATGAACAAGAAAGAAAAGAATTTATGAGTTGGTTGTATGATGCTGTGAATCGCCTAAGAGATGACGAACGGGAGGTTATCGTGAAATTTTATATGGAAGATGATATTGGATATGATCCTGATATCTGGATGGATTTAGGTATAGGAAAAACAAAGTATTATAAGTTAAAAGGACGTGCGATATTACGTTTAGCTTTCAATCTAAAGAAAGAGGTATATATAAAAACACGTAGACAAAAAGAGGAGCAAAGCGTATGAACATTGTACAGCCGATTCGAGATAAAGAAATGATACAAGAAATAAAAGAATTCTATAAGAAGCAGAATGAGAGGAACTACATTCTGTTTCTTCTTGGTATTAATACGGGGTTCAGAATATCGGATATATTGCGTTTACGTGTTCGAGATGTTGAGGGGTGGAATATTGTAATACGTGAAAAGAAAACAAAAAAGATTAAAGATGTGAAGATGCCTTCAGCATTAAAGAGAGCTATCAGGAATTATACAGAAGGAAAGCCGAAGAATGAATATCTAATTAAGAGTAGGAATGGAAAGAACAAACCTATTACTCGTGCTATGGCTTATTTAATATTAAATCAAGCTGCAGAGGAGTTTGGGTTAGAACGTATAGGGACTCATTCACTTAGAAAAACATATGGGTATCATCATTATAAGCAATTTAAAGATGTAGTTGCTTTACAAAAGATGTTAAATCATACAGATCAGAAAGAGACTTTAAGATATATAGGGATTGAACAAGATACATTAAATGATTATCAGAGGAAATTTAAGATTTGAGAATATATTTTAAATATGATTTGTATTCTCAATATTTCGGTTATTTAGTTGCCAAAAATAACTAAAAAGGGTAAAATGGTTGCAAAGGGTAGAACCTTAAATTAAAAATGAGGTGTTGCTTATTATGGATATCGGTGTGCCAATCGATGTGAAGAAATTTATTGATAAAGAGATATCTAAAGGAGTTCGGAGACAAATTGTTCCGTTGATTCAGCAAGCCTATGGATTAGTGGATGCTTCCATAAAAGATATTTCTTTTTTACAATGGGCTTTAGGGAAAAAGCATATAGGATATCTTGACAATATAGCTGCTCAGTTTACTTTATATGAAGCAGCAAATAAGGGCATACTTAAGGACATTACAACTCAAATTGTACCTAATAAAAACAAATCAGCTTATCATGTCGAACTGCAAACAGACAATGTAGTTATTACAATAAATAGAGTACAAAGTAAAGATAAGACGGCGAGAAAAGCGATGTACAGATCTCTATTACAAAGAGATAATCAGTATTATATTAATTTTGATAAACAAGAAATTATTGAGGAACCTGGTTATTTAGAGCTTACACACCATCAAATTAATAGAAGAGTTGCTTTTGTAAATTTAGGAGTTCCTGATGGAAGCGGAAAATGGTTTAGTTGTATTGATCTTACTAAAGAATTACATCTAGTTGGCACATCGGAAGAAGATAAACAGAAGAATGAAATTTCAAGAGAACAATTAGTTAGATTTAAAAATTTTGCCCAAGGAGTGCACAAAAATGGGGGTAAGAATTAACGTAAATAGATCCTTTTGTCCTGATAAGTTAAAAGAGGGCCGCGAATCAAGAGGATTAACAATAAGAGAACTATCAGAGAAAATTGGGTTGAGGACTCATCAAGCTCTCTCCAAATATGAAAATGGTAAATCAATACCGCCTGCTGAAGTTCTATTAAGCATCATGAATATATTAAATCTTCCATATGATTACTTCTTTGAAGATGGATATAGGCAAATAGAAAAAGAAATCGTGTATTTTAGAAGTAAAGCTAACGCAACAGCAAAGTTAAAAAGAATTCACGAAATCAAGATTTCATGGCTAATAAGTATATTTGATTATTTGGAGACAATATTAGAATTTCCAAAATCTGATCTTCCAGAAACGAATATAAACCATCAAGAACACTTTATGCCTACAGATTTTAATGATATTGAAAATATAGCATCAGAATTAAGAAGGCAGTGGGATTTAAATGAGGGGCCGATTTCAGATATTACACATTTATTTGAAAAGCATGGAATAGTAGTAAGTCTGATAAAATCTGAGGACTTTGCAATAGATGCCTGCTCTAGGTGGATTGGAAATAAACTTTTTATACTTGTTGGTAATGAAAGGTCTACTCCTTCAAGAATAAAGTTTACATTAGCGCATGAATTAGGACATTATCTATTACACAAACATGTAAAAAAAGAAGACTTTAATAAAAAAGAAGTTTATAAGCGTATGGAGGATGAAGCTAACTATTTTGCATCTTCGTTTTTAATGCCTGCTAAATCCTTTTCAGAGGAACTTATTAGTCATACATTGGATTATTACTTACTTTTAAAAAAGAGATGGCAGATTTCTATACAAGCTATGATATATCGTTCAAGAGAGTTAAATATAATAAATGATTATCAAGCAAGTTATTTGTGGAAGCAAATAGCGAAAAAAGGTTGGAGAACTCAAGAGCCATATGACGATTTATTACAAAGTGAATCACCATTATTATTAAAAGAAGCAATTGATTTAATTATAGATAATCACGTTAAGACGAAGAAGCAAATTTGTGAGGAAGTTAGATTATGTCAATCAGATATAGAGGCTATAGTAAATTTACCTGTAGGATATCTAGATGAAAACAAAGGAAAAGGAACGGTTATTTCTTTTAGAAAAATTTAATCATGAAGATAAAGGAAGAGGATTGAATAAAAGGTTTATAATTTTATTCAATCCCTTTTTATTGTGTAGATAATTTGGATTTATATAAACGTAATTAAAAGTGAGTAAAGTTTGTGTGTGCGCTTACTTTTTCGGAATTAGCTACAAAAGAAAAGTGTCAAATTCATTTTTATAAAATACGAAAAAGATTGATATCTCTAAGGTGAAACGGAATAGGTGAATTTAACACAATCCAGGTTATAGCTAATTCATTTTCTAGGATTAAAGAACATATTTATTCAAAACTATGCGAAAAGAGGATGAAAAAATGATGTGAAAAAATACAGAAATAAAAAACGCGAACTATTTGTGAACTATCTGCGGACTATTTGCGAACGATTTACGGACACGTTTTGGTTTTTTACATGATATATTTGTATTGTGAGAAGTGGCGGAAAACACAACTCATAATGTTCCTTTATAATCTATATGTTGTCTAAACGGTTTCATAATGATGGCACATAAAATCCGAAACCAGCAGATGGTAATGATTGAATGGTACCGTTGTTAGGGAGAGCTTTTGCTCTTCTTCCAGTTACTTAATAATGTGCAAGCGGATTAATGCAGAAATATTAAGTAACTGGAAGAAGAATAAAACTTCATATACCGAAATCAAAGTAAATTAATAATTTATCACAAATCATCTATCTAAATACTTGTTATTTGAATAAGAGGATATTATTTGTTTTTGTCGAATTATGAGAGTGAAGACAGGAGGTGGAAAAATAATGTCAATTACTTATGCAGAATTTGTAGAGCTAAATGCAGAACGTGAGTTTGATGAATATAGTCAATTCCTTAAACTTAAAACAGAGTTAGAAGGATTGTATAATGTAAAGGAAGATTTTGTGTTCTTTTATCCTAAAAATTTATTCAATCAAAATAAATGGGAGTTTATAATCTTTTTAAAAGATGGATTTTTAACTATCGAAGAATCTAAAAATGGTTTTCTATATGAACAATTTTATTGTAAATTAGTATCGAAATCTCTTTCTAGACATGATCATAATAAATTGGATCAGCATTTAAAAATGGTTTTCGATAATGGAAGAGAACTAACACTAAAAAGTTTAGCAGATTCGAATGGTGACAAAGTAAGAGAATATGCTGAAGCAATTAAAAATTTATATAAACTTATTTCGAGATAAAGCATTCCTTCGGGAGTGCTTTTTATTTTTGGGAGGCGAAGAGATGAATCTAACGTTGCGAAATGGAGACTTGAATAAGTTGGCAAGAGATACTTCACATGACAGTATCAATTTTATGATCGATGGACAAGAGATTGTATCGCTGAAAAGTAATGGAGGTATCTATGTTAAAGGTAAGCTTGTTGAAAACGATAAAGAAGTTGTAGATGGCATGAGAGAGTTCTTGAAGTTATCTAGGTAAAGAAAGGCGCAAACGTGTTGCATTATATAGAGACAAGGGGTGAGAGGATGGAATTAAATAAGTTTGAAAAAGCAATGGTCATTGGAATAATCCTTCGTACTCTTCGTAGTAAGAAGAAAATAAAACAGTATGTAGGATTAGAAAGGTTACCAGATGTAATTCAAGTGTTAGATGAGCTACAAGAAAACGCAACGCTTGAAGATAAAGAAGAAGCTATAACAAGTGTAATCAATAAGTTGTTGGATAATCTGCTAGAGAAAGATAAGGGGTGAGGCAATGAGAGATGACGTTGAGTCTCGATTAAAAGAGTTCTATAAGTTATATGAAGCTTATAAAGTAATCAGCAATTGGATTCGAGATAATTGGGAATCAATAATGGAAATGGCTAGAGCTTTTACACAATGCCTAGATTATGACTATGAACCAACAACACCTAAACAAGTATACGGATATGTTAAACAAAAAGTGATGAAGTCGCAGGTTATAGATCGTAAGCCTAAATGTATTAGAGCAAGGACGGTGTGTTAACGATGGACTATATTAAGCTCATAAGAGAAGGTAAGCTTATGAAGTTCTATAAGTCTAAAGAATGGAGAGCACTGAGGTTAAAGGCTTTACAGCGTGATAATTATGAATGTCAGATGTGTAAGTCAAAAGGTAAATACAAAGCTGCTGAGAATGTGCATCACCTTAAAGAAGTGAAGACACATCCACACTTAGCAATGGATTTAGACAACCTACAATGTTTATGCATTCGATGTCACAATGAAGTACATGATCGATTGGATAAAGTCGATAAGAAGATACCAAAGTTCGTTAATGAGGAACGGTGGTAGCTATGATTATTGTGGATGGTAGTTGGACATTCGATACTGACTTAATGATTCAATATGCTGAGAAGGACGAGCGTATGTCATATGAACGCGACATGCTTAATCAGTTCCGAAAGTATTCTTATTGGCGTTACTGTCAGATAAGAGACTGTGTGAACCTAAGGAAGTGCAAGAGACTTAAATTTACTGATGTTAGAGAAAGATTGCAAGAAGAAGAGAATTTAATATTTACTACAGACGTTTTAAAGATTTCTAGAGAAGAAGTCTTTTTTATTTTGGATTTTATTGAAGGATACTTTGAATTAGTTTCTTAAACACCCCCCGGTCAAAAAGTTCGGCTTTTAGTAGGAGGACCATTCAACGGGGGGAGGAGATGGGAAAAAATATTTTTTGAGATATCAAATTAAGAGGGGGGGTACATGTGCAAAAACTATCAAAGAAAGCACAAATCAAACAAGATTTATTACAACAATTGGAAAATGTTAATTTGAATGGTATGCACTATGTTGACCTTGTCGACGATTACATAACATTGTTCGATACGAAAAACAAATTAGCGAGAGAAATTAAAAAGAATGGACCGATGATTGAATGGCAGAATAGTGAAAGCCAAAAGGGAATGAAAGCTAATCCAGCTACGAAAGAATTTCGTGAAACCAATAAGCGTATGACGGACTTATTAAAAGTGCTTGGTTTAAAAGAACCTGTATACGATGGAAGTAATGATGACGATGATGTCTAAGCAATCGGCAACATACCATCCATATATCGATGAATATATGAGTATGGTAGAAAGTGGTCAAATCAAATCGTGTAAAGAACAAAAATTATTAATGAAATATGTTCGGAAAATATTAAGTCGAGACGACATCTACTTCAATGCTAAAGCAGCAGAAGATTCTATTAATGTTCCTGCTAAATATTTTCCGTTTGAATTATTCCTATGGCAAAAGTTTTTAAATGCATTGATGTATGGCGTACGCTTCAAAAAAGATGATCGTATTGTATTTGATGAAGTTTTAATATTAATGGGTCGTGGTGGCGGTAAAACAGGTTATATGGCATATGATTCTTTTTATATGATGACCGGACATCATGGTATTAATAATTACGATATTGATGTAGTTGCAACCAGTGAAGATCAAGCGAAGAGAACATTTACTGATGTATATAATGTTATAAATACGCCATCTTTTAAAGAGAAGTTTAAAAAAATCTTTAAATGGACATTAGAAGAGATTCAACATAAAAAAACAAATTCAGTGATGAATTATAACACTTCCAACTCTCGTACAAAAGACGGTAAACGTACTGGATGTGTAATTTTTGATGAGGCACATGAATACGAAAATTACGATAATATCAATGTTTATACAAGTGGTCAAGGTAAAGTAAGAGGTTCCCGAATCATTTACACCACAACAGATGGACACGTAAGAGGTGGGCCACTTGATGATTTAAAAGAAACAGCAAAATTAATTTTATCTGGCGAGATTGAAGATATTCATTTTTTACCATTCATTTGTAAGTTAGATAGTGAAGATGAGGTCGATGATCCAGCTAATTGGGAGAAAGCGAATCCTTCTTTACCATACAATGATGAGTTAAAAATAAAAATGAAACGGGAATACCAAAAAATGCAACGTAATTCGAAATTGCGAGTCGAATTTATGACAAAGCGTATGAATATCCCGATTTCAAATATCTTAGAAACTGTTTGTACCTGGGATGAATTAGAGCGAACAAATCAATCAATACCAGATTTATCTGGACTTGAATGTATTGGTGCTGTGGATTTCGCACAAGTACGAGATTTTTGTGGAATGGGTTTATTATTTAAAAAAGATAATAAACGATATTGGTTACATCATTCCTTTATTAATCAAGTTGCACTAGATATTCAAGATATAAATATGGATGTTATCCGAGAAGCAGAAGCAAAAGAATTATGTACCATTATTCGAACTGAAAAATCTATTGATCCACACCGGGTTAAAAATTGGTTCTTAGAAATGGCTAAGAAATATAGAATCAAAAAGATTTGTATGGACTCGCACCGTGCAAGTGTATTAGGACCAGTACTTGAAGAAGCGGGTTTTGAAGTTGAAATTGTAAGAAGGGGACATATTACGCATTCAAAATTATCACCACTTGTTGATGATTTATTTATTAATGGAAAGTTAGTATTTGGTGATGACTTATTAATGCGTTGGTATGTATGGAACACTTTCAAGGATAATAAAAACAATGGGAATATCGAATATGCAAAGATTGATCCAGAGAAGCGGAAAACAGATGGTTTTCACGCTTTTTTACATGCTCTTAATTTAGATAGTGAATTGAAAGAATCTAACGCTTTAACAAAAGAGAATGTTAGAAAGATATTTAGATCATTTAATGTGTAAAAGAGGTGGTGAGAATATGGGATTAAGAGAATGGATAAGTGGCTTTCTTGGAAGTAATAATACGATTACTTTAAAGGAGTGTGTTTATGAATTAAGTGTTGATTATTATTATAAAAAATTAGCTGTAGAAAGTTGTATTGATTTAATAGCCAACGCTCTAACTAGGAGTGAATTTCAAACGTTTGAAAAAGGGAAAGAAAAACGTGGTGAAAATCATTATTTACTTAATGTACAACCGAATCAAAATCAAAATGCATCAGAATTTATGCATAGCTTAGTTAATCATTTAATTATGGAAAATGAATGTGTAGTAATTATGCAAAATAAGCAATTATATATTGCAGATTCCTTTGATATTACTAAGTTTGCGTTAAAAGAAAACATCTACAACAGTATAACAATTGGTGATTTCACCTTTGATAAACCGTTTAATGAATCTGAAGTGTTTCATTTTAAATTGAATGACCGCAATATTATGCAAGTCATAGATGGAATGTATAACAGTTTTGGAAAATTGCTTGCATCGTCCATTGACTATTATAAAAGAAAAAATAATAAGCGCTTGTTAATTAAAGGCGATTTTCTAAGAGCGCAAGATCCAGAAACGCAAGCCGCGATTGATGAAATGTTTGAAGGTCAGTTAAAAAATTGGTTTAACGCTGATAAAGTAGGTTCTGCTTTTCAATTACAGAATGGATATGAAATTGAAGATATGAGTGATAGTAAAAACGGCGTCGCAAACAATAGCACAAGCCGTGATATTAGCGATTTAGTCAGTGACATATTTGGTTATGTAGCAACGGCTTTTCATGTGCCTATCGGTATTTTAAAAGGTGATGTGGCTGATATTGAAAAGCAAATGGATTCATTTTTAGCATTTTGCATTAATCCGATTGCTGAATTGATACAAGATGAATTTAATCGAAAGATGTACAAAAAAGAAGAGTATTTAAAAAGAACTTATTTAAAAATTGATACAACAAAAATTAAGATTGTTGATATTACGAAATTATCAACCGCAATGGATAAATTATTTGCGATTGGTGGTCTAACAATTAATGACGTCATAATGATGCTTGGAAAAGAGCCTATTGACGAAGAATGGGCAAACAGAAGACATGTAACAAAAAACTATCAAGAAGCGGATTCACTGGAAGGAGGTGAAAAGAATGAAACGTTACAAGAATGAAAAATATAACCATCTAGCTAATGTCCAACATGCCTTTAAGGCAGAAGCAAAAGCTGATTCGCTGGACATAACGATTTATGGTGATATTGGTGAATCATGGTGGAGTGATTCTACATCAGCAGTTGATATTGAGAGAACATTGAAAGCTACTTCGGCAAATGTTATTAATATCAATCTGAATAGTCCTGGTGGGGATGTATTTGATGGAATTGCGATTTATAACCAACTTAAAAACCATCCGGCAAAAATCATCATTAATGTAGATGGACTGGCAGCAAGCGCCGCATCTATTATTGCGATGGCAGCAGATGAATTAATTATGAATACAGGTTCTATGTTAATGATTCATGAAGCTTCTACATGGACTTGGGGGACAAAATTAGATATTCGTAAAACGTTGAATGCTCTTGAAGGAATTGACAAGTCGCTTGCGGATATTTATATGACTCGTTATCAAGGAGACCGTACAGAAATTGAGACAATGATTGCGAACGAAACATGGTTTACCGCAAATGAGGCAGTAGAATTTGGATTGGCTCACAAGGTAAATGAACATGTGGAAAATAATGAAGTGATAGATCCAGAGGAATTTAAAAATAATGTTCTACAAAATTTTCGAAATAAAAATAAACAGCATGAACCAGCAGTAGCAAGTGCAAATCAAAATATACTTAATAAATTTAAGCGCGCATAAAGCAGTGCTTTTTTATTGTCTTACAAACAGGAGGGAATAAGATGACTATTAGAAATTTAGATCGTCCAGTAATCGAAAATAAAGATCAACAGATTATTAATGTGCAAGAAGCATTTGAAACAGGAGATGCACAGGTAGTAGCAGCACGTATTGTGGCAAATATGGAAAATAACATGCAGCATTTTCAAGATATGATGAACGATGTAATTAGTGAAGCACAACAAGCAAAAAATGAAAATTGGGATGCACAAGTATTAGCTTCCCGTGGTGTACGTATTTTAACAAATGACGAAAAGAAATTCTACAACGCAGCAATCGAGGCGAATTCATTCAATGAAACGCATAAATTAATGCCACCAACTATTTTTGAGCGTGTGTTTGAAGAGTTAGAAAAGGAACATCCATTATTATCCCTTGTTAACTTCCAAACAGTAGGAGCAACTACTCAATGGATTGTAAGAAAAGAAGGTGCAGCTTCAGCTTATTGGGGCGACGTATGTGATGAAATCAAAGAAATGATTGATGAAGGTTTTACAACAATTGATCAAGGAATGTACAAACTTAGTGGATTTTTAGTTGTATGTAAAGCAATGTTTGAGTTAGGTCCTGAGTGGTTAGATAAGTACGTCCGTACATTTATGAAAGAAGTTGTAGCTGAAGAATTAGAAAGAGTAATTGTTATGGGGACAGGAAAAAAACAGCCAATAGGCATGATTAAGGATTTAAAAGGTGCTGTAACAGATGGTATTTATCCAGATAAAAAGAAAATAATTCTAAAGGATTTTACACCTGCAACAATTGGAAAAGAAATTTTAGCACCTACAACAAAAGGTGGAACGAAACGTTATACAGGGGTTACTTTGATTCTGAATCCATTAGATTACGCAACGAAATTCTTCCCTATTGGCGCGAAGCGTAAAGACGATGGAACTTGGACGTATGATAACTTCGGTGTACCAGGTTTAACGATTGTTCAATCACCGGCAGTTCCATTAAACACAATGATTTCTGGAAAAACAAAAGATTACTTTATGGGGGTTGCTTCCAAACAAGAATTAGTATCAGATGATACAGTTCGTTTAATCCAAGATCAACGTTTATACCTGATTCGTCAGCTTGCAAACGGTCGTCCATTAGATCATGATTCGTTCACTGTATTTGATATTACAGCACTAGAACCGAAAGAAGGAACTCCAACACCCTAATTCCTCCTCTCCTGTTGAAGAGAGGAATTATGCAGCATTAACGAAGGTAGAGATTCAATCACTACTAGATCAAAGCGGTATTGAATACAAGGCTAATGCAACGAAGACCGAATTAATCACTTTATTAGAAGGTGATGCAAATGGATAATCTTTTGCAAGAATTAAAAGACGTTCTTAAAATCACATGGAATGAAGAGGATGCTAGTTTAATAAAACTTTTGGAAAAAGGAGAGGCGTATTTGTTTGGTTTAACAAATGCGTCTTTTGATTTTTCAAAGGAGCTAACCCCGAAAGATTTGCTGTTAGAACGGTGTCGGTATGTTTATAACAATGCAGGTGATGAGTTTGAAAAAAATTATAAAAATGAATTATCCAGGCTTATTTTAGATGTGGCTTTAGGAAAAGTTGGTGTAATTAATGGTTATAAAAGCGTATAGAGAAACCTTAAATGACGGATTTCTACAATACGGATATAAAAAAACAGAGCGTTCAGAAGAGGGGAAAAGAATAGGTGAGAAGTTTCATGAAGAAGGAAAACTTGCCTATAAAGTGATGTCTTTAAGAGACAGTGATTACAAAATGGTGGGAGTTTTAACAACGGGATTAGATTTAAAAGTTAAAACACTATATCCACCTTCATTTAGAAAAATAAATAAAAATAAACTTAAGGTATTAATGGATGGAATCGAATATGACGTGATTAAAGCGGATCATGATTCTAACAAGCAATATCTTTTCTTTTATTTGCAGCAGGCGGTGAAATCTCGTGAATGAAAAATCTAAAAAGCTTATGAAGGAGCAGAGAAGTGGTGTTAAAAAAGCTCTTGAAGACGGATTTAAGCTTTTAGTTGTTGAGGATGAACTGGCAGAAGATGAGGAATCGCAGTTAACAGAAGAGGGGTACAACTGTTTTATTTTGGAATATGGTGAGTTTCGGCCATCTTCAAATGAGCGTACAATTTCCCAAAGTATATATGTTAGTTATTTATCGGAAAATCAATCGAATTTAGATGAGCAGGTCATTGATATTATTTCGTGGGTTAGCAAGGTAAAAATGGTATCCTTTATAGTTTCTAAAAGTGACCGTCTTCAAGTAAAAGATACAGATCGTTTTATTGATCGTGTTGTTTTTACATTTAAGAGGGTGATTCCAATTGAGTGCATTTGAGCTTGATTATGAAGCGATAGAAAAGCTTGAAGAAAAAATGCGGTTATTACCAAATAAGATGGAACCTACAATCAATACCATTCTCCACACGGATGGTATACGAATTGCGATAGAAGAGATTACAAAGCTGATTCCGGTATCTCGTTCAAAATGGAGTGTTCGAAATAAGACACATGCTAAAGATAGCAACTGGTCAAAAAGTGAAAAGATGAATTTAGGTTTTAGGATATTGGCTCGTGGTGGAGCAGCTAATAAAAAAGGTTCGTTTGGATATCTAGTTTTCCCAAACGAAGGTAGAGGGTCTCACAACCCTTTAGAGCAAAGATTTGCGGAGCGTGGGATACAAAATGCCAGACCAAGAATTTTAGAAGAACTACATGTAGGTATAGATAAATTATTAGAGGAGGAATTATAAAATGCCTAAAGTGATTGAAGAGTTTGATTCCGTATTAATTGCGAATGCAAGTATTCAATTTAAGAAGAAAGGTACGCAAGATCCAGGGACGAAGTTTGGATGTGTTGGATCAATTGAAGGGGAACCAGAAAACAAGGAAATGAAAAAGGTATGTGGTGGCGTGACGTTGAAAAAGAAATCAAAAACCACGGAACTGAAAGTTACTGTTTCAGCTCATATTCCTGTTAAAGTAGCAAGAGATTATTTTGGTTTTAATACAACGGGATTAAAGCCGGGTGTATGGGCATTCGGTAGTGCTTCAAAGGGATATGATTTTGTATTTACGGCTGATGTAGTAGATGAGTTTGAAGATGTTGTAAAACTTATTGCGTTTCCAAATTGCTCAAACTCCACTGGTTTTAAATTTGCTATTGCGAATGGTGAAGAAGAATTGGCAATGATGGAATTAGAATTCACGGCCTTACCAGATGAATTAAAGAATTTTTATTATGAAGCGTTTGTAGATGAATTAGCAGATGCCACAGTCGCTCAAAAGTGGCATACACAATTTAATTCAGCTCTTGTGAAAGGAACACCTTCAGCTTAAAGCCCTAGTTTCATACAGGGCTTTTTCTTTTGGGTTTAAATAAGTGAAAAATGAAAGTGGGGAAATTGCAGATGAAAGTACAAAAAATAACACTAAAAGAAGTCGAATTTGTAGAAGTCGAAGGTGAGTATGAACAACGTTTTATTAATAAACAAAACTATCCGGCATTTTTAACGAATTATGCTTTAAAAAAGGGACAAGAAGAAGGGCTCATTACTAGTTCGATTATTGCTGATATTGTAAAATTCCAAGCTTTAGATGGACTAAGAAATGAGGGTAATAAAGACTTATCAGCTTTAGAACAAATCGATCAAACAAGTATTCATAAAGTGATTTATATGTCGTTTAAAGGAGCAAATCCTAAAGAGAAGTTAACATTTGATGATTTCTTACAGAAGTATCATGATTCATTAGCAGAATCTATGGAGCTATATACGAAGCTTGTTGTTGATGTAATTAGTCAAGATCCAAATCAATTTGCAGCAGCACTTAAAAAAAGTACAAGTAGCGGCGGTAACGGCGAAAAAAAGTAAAAAATCCAGATATTAAAATCGAATGTGTGGAAGATAAATACGTCTTGTATTGTCTAGTCTCTGGAATAGATCCAGAGACTTTTTGGCATGAGCCAATTTCGTCTGTTGAACGTATTTACGCGGGGATTACAGCGTTTGAAGCATGGCGTAACAATCCCAAGTAAAGGTAGGTGAGAAAATGGCAAGAAATAATTCGGAAGTTGAAGTTATATTTAAAGCGCAAAATAAAGATTTTAATGATGCTATGAAGGACATGAATCAGGAAACGAAAAAACTTCGTCAAGAAATGAAATTGCAAGAAGAGCAGATGAAGTTAAATGCTACTGATTCAGAAAAACTACAAGCGAAGCTTCAAAATCTTTCTGGGCAATATGCAGTTGCACAAAGGGCTACGCAAGCAACGGCTGAACATTTACAACGTGCTAAAGAATTGTACGGAGAAAATTCCACTGTTGTAGCAAAGTTGGAATCAAAATTACGAAGTCAACAAATAACAGAACAACAGTTAGCGAATAGTATCAAACAAACTTCTGAAAGTTTAAAACAGGCGAGAGATGCTGAACAGGAAAGAACAAGTGAAACAGCTAAAGCGGCTCAAAAACTGAAAGAGCTAAAAGGACAGGAAGAACAGTTGCAATCTTCTCTTTCTAAGTTGAATGCTCAATACGAGTTACAAAAAGCGACGCTTGGTGAGAATGCTTCAGAAATAGAGAAGTTACGTTTAAAAATAGATAATCTTGGAGAGCAACATACTGTTGCAGCTAGTAAAGTACAAAACTATCAGAAACAGTTAGATCAAGCCAAACAGCAGTATGGCGAAAACGCTAGTGAAATTCAAAGATATGAAACGCAGCTTATACAAGCTCGGACAGCAGAACAGCAGTTGCAGAATCAATTAAGTTCGACAAATAGAAGTTTGCAGGAACAAGAAAATGCAACGAAACAATTAAAGACATTCTTTGATGCGACTGAAACGAGTGTAGATCATTTTGCAAATGCATTAGGAAATAACCTTACAAATGCAATACGAAACGGTACAGCGACAGCTAGGCAGTTAGAACAAGCGATTCAAATCATCGGACGTGAAGCATTAGGTTCAGAAGCAGATATTGAGAAATTACAGCGATCTCTTCGTTCAATAGATGATGGGAACTCATTACAACAAGTTCGAAATGATTTGAGAGACCTTTCACGAGAAGCAGAGAGAGCGTCGCACAGTTTCAAAGAATTAGATATCGGCTTAGAAAATATTCTAGGTGGATTAATGGCTGGCGGTGGTATTTCAGGAGCCATTGAGCAAGCGCTTGATACCTCTAAGTTAAAAACAAAAATTGACGTCTCTTTTGAAGTTCCAGCATCTTCTAAAAAATCAGTAGAAGAAGCGGTTCGCGGTTTAGAAGCTTATGGTGTTGATGTGGAAGAAGCACTTGAGGGTACACGTAGACAATGGGCATTAAATCAAACTGTCAGTGATAAAGCTAATGCTTCCATTGTAAAAGGAGCTGGAGCCATTGCAAGTGCCTATGCAGGTATAGATTTTACTGAGCTAATTCAAGAAGCAAATGAAATCGGTAATGAATTAGGAATAACTAGTGATACGGCTTTAGGTCTAACAAATCGTCTGTTAAAAATCGGTTTCCCTCCTGAGCAATTGGACATTATCGCTGAATATGGTGGGCAGCTAACACGAGCAGGTTACAATGCTGAAGAAGTACAAGCGATTATGGAAGCTGGTGTTGATACAGGTACTTGGAATATTGATAATCTCTTAGACGGACTAAAAGAAGGCCGTATTAAAGCGGCTGAATTTGGTCAAGGTGTCGACAAGTCTATGAAAGAAGCTCTTGAAGGTACTAAAATTTCGGCTGATCAGTTAGAAAAGTGGGGGCAATCTGTCGCTAAAGGCGGTAAAGAAGGTTCGGCAGCTATGACAGAGATTGCTAAAGCTCTAGTTAGCATTGAGGATGAAACAAAGCGAAACGAGATTGGTGTTAAGCTTTTCGGTAGATGATAAATTGTGCCGAAGTAAAATTGCGGTATAAAGCAAAGAGGGTGCGAATCCTGATTTGAACCGAAGGCAATACAAAGTATAGTCAGGGGCAGAGCATAGAGGGTGAAAAGATATAATCCCTCCACGAGACCGCGACACTTATTAGTGAAAACGTATGCCGAACTTACAGGAAATGAACTGTAAGAAGTAGAGGATAAAAAGCCTTTACGATAACAAATTGACGATGTACGAAGATCAAGGACAAAATATTACGAATACACTTATTGGTGCTCAAGGTAAAGTTATAGATTTAAACAAAGATCAAGAACAACTAAATGAAATGATTAAGAAAATGGATGCCAGCCCAGCAGTAAAGTTTCAAAAAGCTATGAACGACTTGAAAATGGCACTTGAACCTGTTTTGGGAGTCATTGCTGATGTAATTAGTGCTTTTGCGAGCTTTGTTTCAGAACATCCAGCATTAGCAGCAGCTATAACAACAATTGTAACCGCAATTGGAATCCTTATTGGGGCTGGTATGGCTTTAGGTCCTGTATTTATTACGTTAGCGAGTTATGCAACCTATGCTGGATTAAGTATAGGGGCGGTTGCCGCGACATTTTTTGGTTATACAGCAATTATTATAGGGGTAACCGCCGCAATTGTTGGATTAGTTGTTGGGATAAAACACCTTTGGGAAAACAATGAAGGGTTTAGAAATAGCATTACGAATGTAATTGAAAGCGTTCGGATTTTTGGTGAAGTATTAGCTTCGCTAGGTAAATATCTATTTACCACAGCGGTTGAAGGCGATCATATGAACCAATGGGTAGGTTATTTGCCTGAGAGTTTTCAAGCAGCAGCGGAGAAAATAGGTTTAGCTGTTGTTAAAATACGTGAAGCGTGTCTTCATCTTTTTGATGCTATAAAAGCAGTTTTTTCGGGAGATTTTAGCCAGTTAGGTGAAATCTTTAAGATGATTGGCCCTACGATAGCGGGTGCAATTGTAGGAGGGATTCCTGGTGTTCTTATTTCTGTATCTCGTTATTTACCAGCGATTGCAGAGTATTTGAATGCAAACTCAGGAATTATCCTTGAAACTATTACGAATATCTTTACTAATATAGCCAATTTCGTAACAACAGCATTACCACAATTTCTTGAAGCCGGATCACAAATGATTTCAAGCCTTGTGAATGGTGTGGTTGTAGCGGCTCCAATTGTGCTTGAAGCCATTGTTAGCATAATAAATACAATTTCGCAGATGATTGCTACCTATCTCCCTATGATTGTTCAAACGGGAATACAAATCATTCAAACTTTAATTTCTGGAATTGTACAAGTCTTACCTACACTCATAGAAACAGGACTTCAATTGATCCTAACTTTAATAAATGGAATTATGCAGATGCTTCCACAGTTAATCCAAATAGCTGTAACGATTATTCAAACTATTATTAACGGAATTATGTCATTTTTACCGCAATTAATTGAAATGGGAATAAATTTATTAGTTTCATTAATTACAGGAATCACACAAGCTTTACCAATGATTGCTTTAGCGATTATTACAGTCATTACAACTTTAATTGAAGCCATTACAGCGAATTTACCTATGATTATTGAAGCTGGTGTTAAGGTTTTAACTAGCTTAATAGATGGAATCATTAAAATGCTACCGCAACTTATTGATTTAGCGATAAATCTTATCACCAAAGTGGCGGATACTTTATTAACAAACTTACCTAAAATAATTGAATCCGGTGTAAAGATTTTAATGGCCATTATTGATGGTATCGTACAAGTGTTACCACAGCTTATTAATGCAGCATTAGATTTAATTGTCAAAATAGCATCCACATTAATTGCAAACTTGCCGAAGATCCTTGAAGCTGGTGTAAAAATTTTACTAATGTTGATTGCTGGGATTGTAAAGGTGATACCGGAATTAATCGCAGCCGCATTAAAGCTAATTGTTACTTTAGCAGGGGAGCTCATTAAGAATTTACCAAAGATACTTGAAGCTGGTGTCCAACTGATCTGGGCATTAATAAAAGGTATTGTCAGTATGGTTGGAAAATTAGGTTCTACAATCGTGACAGATATTGTACCGAAGATTGTCGATACATTAAAGAAAATTGATTTATTCAAGATAGGTAAAGATATCATAAGTGGATTGATAGATGGTCTAGGTAGCATGGCTGGTAAAGTGTTAAGTAAGGTGAAGTCTATAGGTAACGATATTCTTGATGGTTTTACTTCCTTCTTCGACATCCATAGTCCATCTCGAAAAATGAGGGATCAGGTTGGTAAACAAGTTGGTGCGGGGCTTGCTGTTGGTATGGAACAATCAATTTCAACAGTTCTTGCAGCCGCTAAAAATTTAGCGACTTCGGTTTATTCCGTATTAGAAAATACGTTAGGTGCGTTCAATAGTTCCGCTATAAACGGAATGATGAATAATAATCCTCTTAGGAGTTATTTTGAAGCAATATTATACGATGGAGATTATCTTAATGATTGGATTACGCATTTACCAATGGACATGAGGGATGCATTAAAAGCGGTAGGTAAAGAATTAGAAAGTTTCACCATAGATGGAGTAGAAGACGATAGTCCTATTGCCCGTTATATTCGTAGTATATTAGAGGGCGGGAACCCATCCCAAGATATACTAAAAGAATTTAAGGAATCCAATAAGTGGCTAGAAATCGGTAAAAAAATAGCTGGTTTCAGAGAGCGAATTCTAAAAGATTTTTATAATGCTCCAAACGATAATACAAACAAAGATAATGCGTTGCAATCCGCTTTCAACAATATTTCAAACATGGTTGATGATACTTTTAAAAAGTTGAATTTATATGGGATAAACAAACAAGATAACATCGCTTCTAATCTGTCGGCATTAGCGACAGGAGCAGTTCAACCGATTGTTCAACAAATTGATAGTGGTCCTGTAGAAATTAATTTTTATAACACAATTAATAATGAACGTGATGTTGATCGCATGTTTGAAAAAGCAAATGATTGGTTTGCTGAGCGTGGCCGTAATGTAAAAATAGGAATAGGGAGGACTTAAATTGCTAGACATAGGTATCGATAATCAGTTAGCAAGTGACTATGGAATCTGTATGGTAGAACGCCCTGTTATTCCTACAGCAGAACAGGAAGTAGAATATATTGAAGTGTCGGGTAGACATGGTTCACTTACAAAAAAAGGGGCGTTTAAAGACGTCCCTTTAAAAATAAAGTTCAATATGCTTGAAGAAGAGAATATTAAACCATTAGTTCGACGCATGAAGGCTTGGTTGATGAATGGAAAGAAATTATATTTTACAGATGATGATGTGTATCGAAAAATTAAACATGTTGTAGTAGGTGATATTGTAAATGAAATTGAAGAACACGGTGAATTTGGGGTGGATTTTAAGTTAGATCCCTTTGAATATACAGAAGATGCAAACATAATGTTGAGTACTCCTGGATCTATTCATAATCCGGGTACAATGGAATCGGCTCCAATGTTGTTTGTTGCAGGGAACGGTACATTTCGAATTTTCATTAATGATGTTTCTTTTCAGATTAAAGATGTAAAGGGCTCTGTTGTAATAGATTCAGAATTATTAGAGGCATATAGTGGTACAGTATCAATGAATGATAAAATGATTGGTGATTTTCCAGAATTTCAAATAGGATTAAATAAAATAGAGTGGTCAGGAGCTATCCAATTTATTTCAATTCAACCAAGATGGAGATATAAATAATGATTACTTTATATAAACCAAATGAAACAGATTTTACGCATAACGGAATTGGTGTTTTAGATAAACATATTTATAGTGCAACTGTTGAGGAAGAGCTCAACGGTTTATTTGTTTTTAATTTTAATTATCCTTTATTCGCTCCATATGGAACGAAAATTGACGGAATGAACATCATAAAAGTTCCTACTCCTGATGGGGATCAGTTATTTCGCGTGGTGACTCCTAAAGTGAGTATGGGAGAAATCAAAGCGGTTTGTTACCATATTTTTTATGATTTAACAGAAAATTTGATTGAAGATATATTTATTCAGCCCACAAATGGTAGTGCAGCTATGGCTAGGTTGTCATCAGGCTGTCAATATAAGCATCCTTTTACTTTTTATTCAGATATAACCAATATATCCACCGCACGTATTGTTCGAAAGAATCCAGTTGAAGCAATGTTGGATACGAGCCAAGATAACTCATTCGTAAATCGATGGGGTGGCGAATTAAAAAGAGATAACTTTGATGTAAAGATGTTGAAAAGCCGAGGATCTAACCGTGGAGTAGTTATCAGGCATAAAAAAGATTTGTTAGGGTATGAGGGAAGTGTGGACTGGAAAAGCCCTACTACCAGAATTATGCCACAAGGATTTGACGGATTGTTATTACCAGAAAAATATGTAGATAGCCCACTCATTAATAAGTATCCGCATCCAAGAATACGAGTAATTGAGTTTAATCATATAAAAGCAGCTATCGGTAAAAATGCGAATGATGAAGACGCATTACCTCCAGAAGAAGCATATAAAAGGTTACGTCAAGCCGCTAAAGATATGTTTGATATTCAGATGGTAGATCAACCGAAAGCAACTTATAAGGTTGAATTTCAAGAGTTGTCTCAAACAGAGGAGTATAAGGAATATAAAATTCTACAGCGTGTCTGGATGGGGGATATTGTTACAGTTAAACATGAGGAAGACGGTATTGATATTCAAGCAAAAGTCATTGCGTATAAATATGATCCAATTAAAAAGGAATATATCAATGTAACCATTGGTAACTTTAAAGAATCTTTTACAGACGTTACAGGTAAAGTGGATCAAATTCAACAAGATTTATCCAATATGCCAGGATCTTTACTTGATGCGGCGAAAGAAAATGCAACAAAACTAATTAATTCAGGGTTTGGTGGAAATGTACGTGTATATCCAGACCGAATTTTAATTATGGATACCAAAAATGAAATGACAGCTTCAAAAGTGTGGCAGTGGAACATAAACGGGTTAGGTTATTCATCAAACGGGGTAAATGGTCCGTATGAAATAGCAATGACAAAAGATGGGCGTATTGTCGCGGATTTCATCACTACTGGAGTATTGAATGGAAATTTGATTCGAGGCGGAGAAATAACAGGAACCACTCTTAGAACTGCCAATGATTCCAATTATGTTTCTATTTCCAAGCAATTTATTAGATTAATGGAATCGTATATCACTCGGATTTTCATGGGCTATTATATAAATAATAATAATGTCATGCAACCCACTATTGTATTAGGTGGCAACAATGATATAACAGCCACGCAAGGTGCAGTGTTAGTTTATCAGCTAGATGGTTCTCCGAAGTCAGGGGGAATCGGAATATCGAATGGGTATCAAAATGGTGATCCAACAAGGGTATATTTCTCAGCATCTCTTGCGTTTAATAAAAATGGCCATGCGGAACTAAGTTCGGATCAAAGCTTAGAACTCGAGTCAAAAGAATCCTATGCTTCTTTGAAGTGTCAAAATAATCTTTTTCTGGAAAGTAAAGCAGGTGGCGCTTATTTTACTGCAAAAGAAGGGTTTAACTTTCGCCAAAATGGAGATCGAATTGTGGATTTGAAGTTGACACCTGGTGGAGATAGTGACATCGTATTTCAGAACATCTTATTACGGAATAATAGAAATTATGAAAGTACCTATGTGCAAGTAAAAAGTGGTGGAGGAACTTATTTTAACGGTGTTTTAGCAGCAGATTTTAAAGTGTCTTCTAAAAAGAAATATAAAACTAATATACGTGATATTAAATTTGACGCGTTAGAGAAGGTAATGGGGTGGGAGATTAAACAATATAACCTTAAAACAGAAATGGCTCAATTATATGATATGCGTATGAACCGTAAAGAAGGAGATCCACTCCTTACAACAAACGATATTACAACGCACTATGGAGTTGTACTTCCGGATGAATCAAAAGAAAATGGTGTGGGCTTATATGGGATGATTGCGCAGACTGTTAAAGCATTTCAGGAGTATGTAGCCAAAACAGATGCTAGAATCGAAGAATTAGAACCGATAAAGCCTAAAGGAAATATAAAACACAGGAACAAAGTAAAACGTCAAAGAAGACCGCCTAGACGCGTGAAAAGGAAATAGTTAGAGAGAGGTGTAGTCATGCGAAACGAGGAAATTATTATAGATTTAGCAGATCCTGTGTTTACCAAAACAATTCGTTCGAGACAAAATGATAAAAACGGGTTGAAGATGACTGTATATGTAAGAGAAAAGGGGCAAAATGTTGATTTAACCGGGTATGCAGTAAAGTACGAAGCGATTAATCAAGTCAGACTGTTCGTTCGGGATGATGCTCAAATAGTTGATGCGAAAAATGGTGTGTTTTCATATACATTTACATCTCAAGCTGTTTCCACATCGGATGATTGGACAGCTTATTTTGTTATGGAAAAAAGTACAGAACGAATGAGTACACCAGACATTCGTATTACATTAAGACGGGATGTAAAAGAAGGTAATATCAAAATAGAAAACTATATTTCTGAGTTTGATAAGGCTCTTGAAATGGTTAAAGGGTATCAAAAGCAAATTGATGAAGCAAATAAACGCATAAATGAATTAACAGCAGCAGTTACAGGGCAAAAGTATCAACTGTGGAAGGTTACAGACGATGATGGAACATCCATTGATCTGGCTGCAAATACAGATTTAAATACAATTGTAAAATCGGGATTCTATGTAGGAAGTCAACTCAAAAATACACCGAATAATTCTGTATACACATGGTTTATATCTGTAGAAACAGCTACAAGTTTAGCATTTGTTCAAAGAGCTACATTGCTAGGGAATTTGAATGAGACATATATTCGATTAAATAACAGTGGTAAGTGGTCTGAGTGGTCTCGTTTTGTATTAGAGAAAGAGATTGTACCTAAAACAGGCGGTTCGTATACGGGAACGACCTATTTTAACACTGATAATGCTATTGTAATCGGTAGCCGTTCGTATAAAACAGTTCTTCATAAAGGCACACAAGGACAACTTGTTATTGCTCCTTCTACAGAAGAGCAAGGAGATAATTGGGATTGGTCAAAGCGGGTTGAAATCAGGCCAGATGGTACTATCAAACAAGCGACAGATACAGGTTGGAATACCCTCCCTACAACTGGTGTAGAGACCATTGCTGATAGGATAATGAAGTACAAGAGAAGTGGGGAGCAGATATCTGTCATTGGATCAGTTAAAAATCCGGCAAATACAACCGTATTTGCAACACTTCCAGTTGGCTTTCGACCTGTGCAAAATATCGCTTTTCCGGCACTAGCATATGGAGCTGTACCAACAGTTTGTGAAGTTACAGTTAAAAGTGATGGTGGAATTTTCGTAAATGGTGTTCAGAGTGGAAATACCATTCATATTGCGATGAGCTTTTTAATTTAATTATTACAAATCAGGCGTGCATAAGCAGGCTTTTTTATTTTGTATAAAATAGGGCTTTTGTTTAAAAATTAGCCCATGCATTCACTTAAAAAAGGGTTGTCTCATACTATTTAGAGATTGCTTTATTAAAATTTCAAAAGGATGTGAATGTATGGAAGACGTATATGTAAAAATCGACAGCCTAAAAGCAGAACAAAAAGAAATCATGCGAGATATTCGTAATTTGGAAACTCGTACGACGATAAATGAAAAAGATATTTCTACCATCAATAAGCAATTAGAAAAAATCAGTCTAAATACCACATGGATTTTACGTATTGTTATTAGTGCAATAGTTATGGCAGTTTTAGGTTTGATATTCAAAGGTGGGATTTAGGGTGTTTATATAAAAGTATTTGTGAAAGAGGGACAAGTGTCTCTCTTTTTTATTTAGAAGAAGGAGGAAAGAATGTGGATCGCATTGATGTATTACTGAAAGCATTTATAGCTACGTTTGGTGGCTTCTGTGGGTATTTCTTGGGGGGATGGGATGCAACATTGAAAATTTTAGTGACGATGGCAGTTATTGATTATTTAACAGGCATGATTGCAGCAGGATATAACGGAGAATTAAAAAGTAAAGTTGGTTTTAAGGGCATCGCCAAAAAGGTGGTGCTTTTTCTTTTGGCCGGAGCGGCCGCTCAACTAGATTCAGCACTTGGAAGTAACAGCGCAATTCGTGAAGCGACCATTTTCTTCTTCATGGGCAATGAGTTACTTTCACTTTTAGAAAATGCTGGACGAATGGGTATTCCACTTCCACAAGCCTTAACAAATGCAGTTGAAATTTTAGGTGGCAAACAAAAACAAGAAGAGAAAAAAGGAGATGTTCAATAATGGGACACATTGTAGATATTTCAAAATGGAATGGTGATATTAATTGGCCCGTGGCAAAACAACACATTGATTTCATCATCGCTCGTGTACAAGATGGTTCGAATTATGTAGATCCATTATATAAGGGATATGTACATGCTATGAAGCAACATGGTATCCCTTTTGGTAACTATGCATTCTGTCGTTTCGTTTCTGAGAATGACGCACGTGTAGAAGCACGAGACTTCTGGAATCGTGGAGATAAGAGCGCGACAGTCTGGGTGGCTGATGTAGAAGTGAAAACAATGGATGACATGCGAGCAGGTACACAGGCTTTTATCGATGAATTACGTAGATTAGGTGCTAAGAAAGTTGGTTTATATGTTGGCCATCATATGTATGCTCCATTCGGAATGGCAAATGTAAAATCTGACTTTGTATGGATTCCTCGTTATGGTGGGAATAGACCAGCTTATCCATGTGATATCTGGCAATACACTGAAACAGGAAATGTACCTGGTATTGGAAAGTGTGATTTGAATGAATTAATTGGAAGCAAGTCGTTAGATTGGTTTACAAATAAATCGTATAAACAAGAAGGAGTGGAGATTATCGTGAACAAACATAATAAGGTGATTACTTATGAATTTGGTGTAAATTTAATTCCAGAAATGATTCAAATGATGGATACGCTTGGATACACTTCAAAAATTGTTTCTCGTGGAGATCGTCAGGGGCTTGTTTATTTTGAGTCGGATTATCGTCAAGGTATTGAGTTAGATAAAGCAACAGCATGGTTAGATGCTAAAGGATTAAAGTATTACTATACAAAAGAATAGTTTGATGAAGAAAAGAGCCATCCTGTTTGAAATGAACCCAAAAAGTTAGACAAAAAATTTAAGCAGCTGATGGAATATGAGTCCGGTATTGAACTGGACTCATTCCATTTAACTTTGCTTTAATTCTTTTGTGATTATAATAATGAATATAATTATCTAATTCTATCTTAAAATGTTCCATACTCTCGAACTCTTCAAGATACAATAATTCAGACTTTAATAAGCCAAAGAAGTTTTCTATGACTGCATTATCTAAACAATTACCCTTACGGGACATACTTTGAACAACCCCATGCTCTTTTAGCGATTGTTGATATCGCTTCATTTGGTAGTGCCACCCTTGATCTGAATGAAGGATAGGGGTTTCCCCATTGTCCAAGCATTTAAAGGCCTTATCTATCATTTTAGAAACGAGAGAATATGCAGGCTTATCTTCTATATTGTAAGCTATAATCTCCCCGTTATATAAATCTAAAATAGGAGATAAATACAACCTTTTACCATGCAAATGAAATTCAGTCACATCTGTCACCCATTTTTCATTAGGTTTTGACGCGTGGAATTGACGTTTTAAAATGTTAGGAGCGAATTTTCCTACAGTCCCCCGATACGAACGGTATTTCTTCATCCGTACAAGACACTTTAACCCAATAGAAATCATCAAGCGGCGAACTGTTTTATGATTTAGTAAATATCCTCTATTTTGTAATTCTAATGTAATACGACGATAGCCATATCTACCGTGATGTTCATCAAAGATCTCTTTTATCAGTTCTTTAGCTTTCTCGTATTTATCTGGACGATTCAT